GGTGAATACTTCATCAGAAGAAGCAACTTTAAGAGAAGTGAATATAGCATTATATACCAAACTAATAGAATTAGAATATACAGGTATTGATGCTTTTATAAAGGAGGATACAACATGGAAATGTCTATGAATGAGTATTAGACTCCAATTACTAAAGAACTTCTTGCGGGATTACCACAGGAAGTATAGGATTAGTTATTGGATGCTCTAAACAATATAGAATTTATAAGGAGATTAGTTTCTCCTACTAGAGGTTATGCAAAGGATAGACCTAGAGATAGTGAAGGTAAGATTATAGTAGACTTAGCTAATCCTCATATCTTATAGGATACAGACTATTTCAGACCTAGTGCAATAGCTTTTAAAAAGAATGGTGGAGCATATACCTTACTTAAGCCTAATGCTAATCCCAGTAGTGCTTATGGTAAGTGGGTAAGGGAAGAGAGAAGAAGATGTTGGAAAGGTTATATAAGACCAATTGATGGTGAATGGATACCAGGTCCATTATACTTCTACATGAACTACTGCCCTATAATTTAGTCTAAGATTAGGATAGGTACTAAACAAGCTGATAGAGTTATAGACTTTCCAGAGATGTGGGAAGGAATATACTGGAGATTCCATTACATGGACCAAGCTAGAAATGGTGGTATTTATAATGATTTCTTAGGAGGTAATCAAGGTGCTGAGTTAGCATCCAGAGGTAAGTCTAAATCTTATAGTATTGCAGCTATTCTAGCACATAACTTTATCTTAGGAGAGACAGAGTTAAGTTGTGAAGGAACCACTTCTCTAGCTACAGCTTCCCAAAAGGAGTACTTAATTAAGGATGGTGTACTTAATAAATTTGTTTCTATGGCAAACTTTTGTGCTTAGCATACTTAGTTTCCTAGAAGGAAATTAAAGCAATCTCTTCAAGACATGACTTGGATAATGGGATATAAGGATGCAGAACTTGATATTGAATAGGGAACTCTTAATTCGGTTATAGGAGTATCATCTAAAGATGATGAATCTAAGACTAGAGGTAAGAGAGCTGTATTCATTGGAGTAGAAGAATTTGGTACCTTCCCTAGATTAATTGACCTTTATAATGTCATGATACCTTCAGTGTAGGAAGGAGACATTGTATTTGGTCTTATGTACCTACAGGGTACTGCTGGTGATAGTGAATCAGATTTCTCAGGAGCTTAGGAAATAATGTATAACCCAAAAGGTTATAATATGTATGCTCTGCCTAATGTATTTGATAGAAATAATCAAGGTAAAAGAGACTTTGTATTCTTCTTTCCTGGTTATGTAAATAGAAAAGGTTGTTATAATAATGATGGTGTAAGTGATGTAGTTGAATCCTTAATAGAGGTATTGATGAATAGATATAGGGTTAAGTATAACTCTACAGACCCTAATACTGTTATTAAGACTATAGCTGAGGTACCTATTACTCCAGCAGAAGCTATTGTTAAGACAGGTGTAAATATGTTCCCTGTAACTGACCTTACAGAAAGACTAAGTCAAATAGATAATAATCCTACAGAATATGATGATGTATATGTAGGAGAACTAGTTATAAATAGGTCTGGAGAGATTGAATATAAACCTAATTCTGATAAACCAATAAGGGAGTTTCCTCATAAGGACAATAAGATAATGGGAGCTATAGAGATGTTCCAATTACCAGTTATTGATAAGAGTACTACTAAACCTTATGCTAATAGGTATATATTAGGTTGTGACCCTTATGATGATGATAGTTCTGATACTATGTCATTAGGTTCTGTCTGGGTATTAGATTTATGGACTGATTCTATAGTAGCTGAATATACAGGTAGACCTGTAACAGCTGAGGAATTCTATGAGATATGTAGAAGACTGTGTCTATTCTATAATGGTAGAATGAATTATGAAAATAATAAGAAAGGACTATTTGGTTATTTCTCAGCAAGAAACTCTTTATATCTACTTACAGACATACTTGAGTTTCTTAAAGATAAGTAGATGATGAAAGAAGGTTTTGGTAATAAAGCTAAAGGCACAAATGCTAGTGCTCCTATAAATGCCTATGCCAAGAATCTTCTTAGAAGCTGGCTACTTAAACCAGTACCTACAGTATAGACTATAGATGGAGAGGAATAGGAAGTTATGATTCCAACTCTTTATAAGATAAGAAGCAGAGCATTACTAAAGGAACTTATTACCTATAATAATGAAGGTAACTTTGATAGGGTATCAGCTATGGGTATGTTAATGCTACTTAGATAGGATAAGATGATTCTATATTAGAATAATATAAGTTAGATAAAAGAGAATTAGGCCTCAAGTACTTACTTGGGTAATGACCCTTTCTTTAAAACTAATTATGATAATAGGATGCCAAATGCAGTAAATTTAGTAAAAACTAATTCTATTGCTTAATAAATTAATTATATGCTTGTATAGGTGAATTATTTTATTTACCTTTGTAAACATATTTAAATTGAAGTATATGGGATATGAAATGATTAATTTGCCACCACAATAGTTACCTTTCAGCAAGAAGAATAAAGCTTGGAGAAAGCAACATTTGGATTGGGCAGACAGTAAAACCTTCTTCAATTATAGCTTGGTGAGAAAGTCAGTGATACATAAGAAAATCAACTATGATTTACTTAATGGTAAACTACATATGAATGATTTACAGTTAATATTAAACCCTGAGAATCTTCAAGCTGGTTTTATCCCTGATAGAATACAACATTACCCAATAATGAATAGTAAACTTAATGTTCTTAGAGGTGAGGAATCTAAAAGAACATTTGACTATAAAGTGGTAGTGACAAATCCTAATGCTATATCTGAGATAGAGGAAAACAAGAAGAAAGAAATAATGCAGAGATTGCAGGAAATGGTATCTAATACCTAGTAGTCTGAGGATGAGTTTAATCAGGAGCTTGATAAAGTGAATGATTACTATACTTATGAGTGGTAGGATATGAGGGAAATAAGGGCTAACTCTTTAATTAATCACTATGTGAAAGAGTTAAATATACCTTTTATTTTCAATCAAGGATTCATGGATGCAATGACTGTTGGAGAGGAGATATATTAGTGTGATATAGTAGGTGGTGAACCTACATTAGAAAGGATAAATCCTCTTAAGATAAGAGTGTTTAAAGCTGGCTATTCTAATAGGATAGAAGACTCTGATATGATAATCCTTGAAGATTACTGGAGTCCTAGTAAAGTCATAGATACTTTCTATGAAGTCCTTACTAAGAAGGACATGGAATATATAGAGAAGCTTCCAGACCATATTGGTCAAGCTTCAGTTGATTCTATGAATAATATTGATGAGAGGTTTGGCTTTGTAAATAATAATATGGTAGGTGAGGAAATGAGCAGTAATGGTTTTTACTTTGACCCTATGAACTTATTTTCAGACTCAGTCTCAAACTCACTATTACCTTATGACATGGCTGGTAATCTAAGAGTACTGAGAGTATACTGGAAGTCTAGAAGAAGAATAAAGAAAGTTAAGTCTTATAATAAAGAAACAGGTGAAGAGGAGTTTAACTTCTATCCTGAGACTTATATTATAAATAAGGATGAAGGTGAAGAAGAATAGATATTCTATATTAATGAAGCTTGGGAAGGAGTTAAGATAGGTTCTGATATTTATGTAAATATGAGACCTAGACCTATACAATATAATAGGTTAAGTAATCCTTCAAGATGTCACTTTGGTATAATAGGTTCTGTCTATAATCTTAATGAGAATAGACCTTTCAGTCTTGTAGATATGATGAAACCCTATAATTACTTATATGATGCTGTGCATGATAGACTCAACAAGTTACTTGCCAAGAACTGGGGAAAGATAATACAATTAGACTTAGCTAAAGTTCCTACTGGATGGGACGTAGAGAAGTGGATGTACTATGCTAGAACTAATAATATAGCTGTAGTAGATAGTTTCAAGGAAGGTAATGTTGGTGCGGCTACTGGTAAATTAGCAGGAGCTATGAATAATGCATCTTCAGGTGTCATAGATGCAGAACTAGGTAATATTATACAATAGGATATAAATCTGCTTGAATTTATCAAGATGGAAATGTCTGAAGTTGCAGGTATTACTAAGCAAAGGGAGGGTCAGGTTTCTAACAGAGAG